ATCAACAGCACTAACGGATATAGCTGTTGTTGCAAATAACTTGGTAGTATCTGTAATTGAACTTGTAATACTTGTTGTAATAACTCTTGTTGAGTCTACGGCTGTAGCTGATACTGTACCACCTACTGTAATAGGACCAACAGCACCACCTTCTGTAGATAATGCACTCACACCTACTGGGTCAACAGAGTTGTGAACATTAACACCATCGCAATAAATAAACTTTGAACCACCACGAGGGGCTATAACATTTGTTGTTGTTGCGGCTGTTTTTATTTTAACTGTGTGTGAACCACCTGTTGTCTGATTATCAACAACATATAACTTTTCAACACTAGGAATTACAATAGTAGAGTCTGATCCTAATGTTCCTTCAATTCTTAATACAGCATTACGAGACTGATCGGCTGCACCGTTACTAGCCGTTAATGATGTTGTGGCTCCTGTTGTACTGACTACGACGACACCACCTACGGCTTCGTCTACCATATCAATTACTTGTTGGTTAAGACGATCACCCCAGGTATTGGCATTTTCTCCGTCAGCTTGTTTTTCTAATCTAAGTCTTGTTGTGTAACTACTTGGCATAATTAATTACTTCCTTTTACTAATGTATTATCACCTCCAGCTGGTGAGGCATTGTTTCTCATATCATCCTGTCTTGTTCTTCTAGCTTCATTCAATAAGTCAGTAAAGGCTCTTTGATACTCTTGTTCCCAAACTTGAGCCGCAGAGTAATTCTTCATGAACATACAAGCTTCCTTCATACTAGCATAAAACAGTGCATTAGAACAATATTGTGTAAAGAAATTCTCTTGGTGCACTGAGGTTGCTGCTGTAGGTTGGACAATATAAGACATTTCACAATCATAGGCCGATACAGGTGTTGGAGCTATTAGTAGATTATCAAAACCAAAGTTGGCATAATATCGAGGAACTCCAGTGCTTGTACGTTGTGGCCAATAGTCATTTAAATATTCATCAGTCTTTTGTAACAGATTAATACGTGTGCCATCAGACTTTAAAATATTTAAATTTTTTATAATTAATGTATCTACAGGTTTGGTAATAAATGGATCACCAATAACCATGTTTGATGTTGCATATTGCACAACACCATATGAATCTATTTCTCTAGTTAATCGTGCTTCAGCTCTTTCAATAAAAGCTGGGATGTCTCCTACAAACTCTGTGCTTGTGTCTTCACTTGTTGTCTTAATTCTATTTACTAATTGGTTGTATGTTATACTCATATCTTCTTAGCCTTCCATATTTCAGAAGTCCCACCAAAAACTTTCGGTGTCCATATTCCTCTTATGTGTGTTTTAAATCTAGCACTAACTCCTGTTAATACCAAGTTACCATCACCGTTTATATTTGGCGATATAACTCTTGTTCTAATCACTGGTTGGAAGTTTGCTTTACCTCCCATGCCTGCGTGTATACTACACTGATAGTATAATGTAGTTGGACCATCATTCGCAACAAATATTTGTGTGTAAGCTCCAGCATTACCCGGAGTTCCTACGGTATGTACATTTGTTGTAAACGGTATAGTTCTACCTTCATCTAAATAAAACCGTAATGGGTGTCCACTGTTAGAACTATCTGATTGATCAAAGGTATATAAGTTTCTATCTTTAACTAAATTTAAACCATACTGTTGTCTGCCATCTATAAAATATTTATTAGCTCCTCCTACATTTACAACTGTTACTTTAAATGTTTTACCACCATTATATATAACTGGGTTAGCTCCAGCTTCTGTGTTTTCATTGCCTGTATCGAATGTTGCCGACGTTTGTGAGGCAATAACATTTGTTCCGAAAAAAGCTATAGCATCTCTTAATGTAAAGCTTGGTGATAATCCTGTTAAAGAAACTTTTGGACTACTTGTAAGTGTTAGGCTTCCTAATGCAGTTACTAATGATACTCCTGTAGCATTAACCTCTTTGACAAGTTGAACTGTGGGACTGTTTAAACCAAACGATGCACTTGTTCCTGTTAGAGTTAGATTAGCATTAGCTGTTGTGGTTACATCACGAATGGATAAAGTTATACCTACGTTAGTTACAAAAGCCGTACCCGGAATAGTTACGTCTACAGAACGAAGAGCAGTAGATAGTGAAACTCCTGTTACCGTAACCGATCGGTCTACAACACTTCGGTTCCATGCACCTGAGTTCCAAGTATTTCTACTGTATCCACTAGTAACCACAGACATAGACGATTAACCTCGACTATGAAAGTGTGATAATAGCAGTAGATGCAGCAGCAGCTGGGAATGAAATTGTAAAGGTACCGTTAGTCGATACTTTATCAGACCCAAAGTCTAAAACAGCAATAGCTTTATTACTATTAGATGAATTATATATTAATGCTCCTCTAGCTGAGAATGTCGTACTTGTAAAAGATATATCTGCAAAATCAATTATTGCAGAACCTCCACCAGCAGATGTTGCGCCAAGGGAAATAGTTACACCAGTTAGTGTACCACCTCCAGGAGCATATCCACCACTAGAAGCTACTTCATTAGAAGATGAGAATACAGATGTACCCGCAGATAATGAAGCTAAACTTGTGAATAAAGCTATCTTTAAGGTATCAGTTTTAATCTGATGCCCTTCTTGTAAAACATCTCTTTTAAAAGAGTTACATACAGCTTGTGTAATGGCCATTTTTAATTACCTCTCTTTGTAAATGTTGAATCATCAGGACTCCACCCAGCATCACCAGTTGTAGCTAGTACAGTTTCTGGACGAGCATCCCTCAAGTTTTCATCGTCATCAATCCTTGGAGTTTTGTTCTGCGGATGATCTAATATATTATATCGTCCATCCGTTTCCGAAGCTCCAACAACCAATCCTGTCGGCTCTTTGACTCTCTCAGAATATTTAAATCTAAATCCTGATCGGTCGCAGATAAAGTATGCATACTTACCTTTTGCCATTATAACCTAAACGATGGCTTAATCAAAAGACTAGCCCTTTCTTTATCGGCATACATAGCAGAGGTTAGTTCTTCTTCATACATTTGTTTTAACATACTGGCTCGCTCTGATGTAATACCTGGTCTTTTAATAGACATTTTGTAGGCAAGACCAGTTGATAAACATGGTAAAAATCTAAATGGTATATCTGCATCTTGGTTAGATTTGGTTATGTCTTCAACTCTGTTAAAACTAAAATAAGATAACAATGGCGATCCACTTGAAGTTGTAGTATCTGGAGTTGGCCATAAATATAATTCAGCTGCATCTCTTAATCTATTTATTGCATACTGTGTTGGTCTACCTGTTTGTGTTTTATTTGTGATTCGTTGATAAGATTCCATAGTAATACGTTCTAAAGCTAAGTCTGTAGTTGTTGAACCACTAACTGTTCTATGAACTAATTCAGTTATATCTATAAGTGAAGTTGGTAATGTGTATTCAGCTGTCCCACTTGTTAAATTTAATGTAGCTAAGTTTTGTTTCCATAGTAGTATACCACGGTTCATCCAATCGATAAGGAGAAGGTTAAGTGTACGTCGTGCTTCTAGTGGTTCAAACCCTAGAGTCTGCTCGCCACCTAGCATAGACATAGCTTCTTCGATTACGTCAGCTATATCTAAATTAAATGATGTTGTTCCTGAAGTTGCCATATTATTTCTTCTTCTTTTGTTTTAATAAATTCTCAAGTTCTTTCGCTTGAGAAGCATGAGTCTTAGATGCTTTTTTAAGAGCACTTATAATTTTACGTATCTTTTGTGGATGCATCATAATTACCTATCGTCGAACTCAGTTCCGTATGATGGATTAACCATACCACCTGCCATAAAATTTTTCTTAGTTGGATCTGGTCTACCAGTAATGTCTTTTAAACGTACGAGAGCCCCAGATGCCCCACTACCTTTTCTTTTCTTAACTTTTTCTTTAGCTTTTTTAAAATCTTCTTTTGTTATATATGCATCAGTTGGTTTTTCATCATACTTCTTACCTTTAAAGGTTCCGATTCTACCAGTTAGCATTGATGACTTATTTTTCTTTTCGCTCATTTCTTTTTCTTTCCCCATTCGTATAAGTTGTCAAATGTTGTTTCCCAGTCCATATAACTATCGTGTTGTTCTGCGGAGTGTTCCCACTGTGACGGTACAAAGTCTGGTGGTCCTTCTCCAACTGCCCATAGCGCAGGATTGGTTACACGTACACGATTGTTTGGTAATGCTACTATACAACCTTTATAGGGACCCGATGTTAGTTCCAACACATGTGATTGTTTATGTTGTGCTGGATCATCCGATATATAACTGTCGGTATAATCAACCGTAAACATGTACTTACCATTATAAAACTCTCCAGCTATTTT